AGACAGCAGAACTGTAAATAATATTTATTAGGGTAGGGGCTTGAGCCCCTGCTCTTAGGAGAAAACAATGACAGAAAAGAAAATATGGTCAATGGACGAATTAGTAGCACTCACTGATGAAGTGCAAGAAGACGAAGTTGAATATAGAGATGGAATGGTTCCATTTCAATATTGTGAATTAACTGAAAAAGAAGAGCCTAAATTTACTGGAGTCGGAGACGATTTACCAGAAGAAGAAAAATTAGCATTATATCAAGAAATTGGGTCAAAAAGAGTAGTAAGTATGCTTTTAAAGGCTAACGAAAAGAACCCTGAAGGTCCTGTTATTACAGAGGAACAATGGGGGCTTTTACCAACCACTCTAAGATATGCTATTTCTAATAGAATTTTAGGTGTTGAAGAGGAAATCAGAGAAAGTTTTCGGGAATAATGCTAGAATCGCCTGATGCGGTTTTACTTTACATCCCCTTAATGAAAGAATTAGGGATGTCATGGAATGAAATTAAAAATACGCCCCGTTATGAATTAGACTATCTATTGGCTGCGGCCTATGAGCATAGACGTATGCATTCGATGGATGGATATGATGATAAAGATGTACAAGAAATGGCTAAAAACAAGCCTCAAGTACGACAACAATATCACGATTATCTAGTTACACGGCGTCGTTACGAAGCAATGACAGGAAGAGAACACAAGAAACCTAGTTTCAAGGATATTTAATAATGGGTTTTGCAGGACAAGTTTTTGCAGCGCGTGTCGCGATTGGTTTAGCCGTTCCTAGTCCACAGGCTTTAAATAAGACTGGTGGAGTATTAGCTAGAGCTATCACAAATATACAAAAAAGGATAGAATTAGCCAGAGGACGTGGTGATATCTCAGGGAAATATGCCGCGGAAATGGATAAATCTAACAAAAAAGCACTTAGTTTAACTGATAAAATGAATAATCAGATTGTAGCACGCATGAAGACCACTTTGTCCAAAATAAACGCTGAAACCAAAGGAAGTATGTCTCAATCTGCTTCTGCTTTATCTAGTAACTATTCTAAAATACAGTCAATATTGAGTAAAGATTTAGGTGATAAATTAACTCGGGGTATGAAGAAAGGGGAATCTTTCCATAATGTTACTCAGTTAGCTGGTAATTTACATAAAATGAATGAAGCAGAAAGACAAGCTGTTGTGTCTCATTTACAAATGTATATTGGTCAGGAAAATAAGCGAATTCAAAACTTATATGAAGAAGCTGCACTGATGGAAAGGAAAACAAAGCCACAAAAAGATGCATACAATCTTGCAGTAAAAGAAGCTGAAAATGCTGAAGACCAACTTTTAACTCAAAAAGAGCTGTTAGGAGACATAAAGGAACGAATTCAACTTTCTAAACAACTTACTGCGGAATATGATTTTATGTCTAAGAATGTAAGTGAGTTGGCAGAAGGTGTAATTGACGTAACTAATGCAGTACGCAGTCAATTTAACAGTGCTTTAAGAACCAGTGTTGCTATTTTAACAGCAGTCGGTTACAAATTAAATCAAAACACCCAAGATTTAGTTGAATTTGAACGAGAACTTTTAAATGCTAATTCTGTTTTTAATTTGACTAACGATAATCTCTTTGAAGTAGGAAACAGCATTGTTGAATTTGGTAATAATTTTGGTATTGCTGTTCAAAATGGTGCTACTGGTCTTTACCAACTAGCATCGGCTGGTTTAGAAGCCAATGAAGCTTTAGAAGTTCTACCCCACACCTTAAAATTATCCATGGCGGTACAGGGAGACCACAATACTATCTCTAAATTAACTGCACAGACATTGTTTGGATTTGGTATGGAAATGGACCAAGCAGCACTAATAACAGATAAATTTGCTTATGCTATTCAGAAATCTCTTATTGAATATCAAGATTTATCAAGCGCTGTTAAGTTTGCTCTACCTTTCTTTACCTCTACAGGGCAATCTATTGACCAATTGTTAGGGGCTCTACAGATATTGACTAATAGAGCTTTAGAGGCTGGTATAGCTGGTAGGGGTTTAAGACAAGCATTGGCTGAATTTGCTGAAAGTGCTATGGATGCTGAAGTAGGATTCCGTAAAATGGGAGTAGAAATTCTCAACGCGGAAGGTGAAATGTTACAATTAACTGAGATAGCTTCTCAGTTTGCAGCCGCAGTTGGTCCAGAAACTGCATCAAATACAGAGTTATTAACTACTCTGATACAAGACTTGAATGTGCGTGGTGCTACTGCGTTTATCCACTTAGTTCAAGCTTCTGATGAGTTTACTCAGGCTGTTGAAGATACCACTAACGCAGGTGGTCAATTAGATGAAATGGTTCGAATTCAGAACGAATCATTGGGTGCACAATTACAAATATTAAAGACTAATATTTTCTCTATTTTTGCATTGAGAGATGCAGCTTATGAAGGAACGGAATTTATTAATGGTTTCCATAAGGCTGTTGTAGAGTCAGTTCAAGGGTTTAAAGACATGATTATAGTAACTGAGAATGGTGAACAAAGACTTACAGAATTTGGTCAACAATTACAAGATATGTCAACTGAATATTTGATAGAAATTGTAGAAATTGTAAAGAATTTAATTATGGGTATAAAGGATTTATTACCTACAGTACAACGTCTTTGGCAAGTTATATTAGTACCATTGAGGATTATTGATAGATTATTGAATAGTGATAGTAAATTAGTACAAGGGTTACTTATTTTTGCTGCTACTTGGAAAGCATTATCTTTTATGGGAATCCCTCAATTATTACGTGCTATGGGTGTGGGCTTAATGAAGATAGGGGCTGTTAATACTATGGTCACTGGTGCAGGAGCTGCTGTTGCTAGTGGTGCCACAAGTGCTGGATTAGCAACCGGTTTATTAGCTAGTCGAGGTGTAACCTCAGGCGGCACTTTAAAGAAAGGATATGAATATGTTGGTAAAAATATGATTAGAGGCCCTTCAGGGGGTATGATGAAAGTAGGAACTAAAAAGGCTATGAGAGCTTTTGTACCTAAAATAGGAGCAAGAGCTGGATTGGCTGCTTTGGGTCCTATTGGAATGGCACTAGGGGCTGCATGGCTCGGATATGATTTACTAAAGATGGGAGGAGTTCTTCAGTCTGGTGGGTATGTCCAACCTATGGCTGGTGGTGGTAGCATGGGAGGAGGTCGGCCTTATTTGGTTGGAGAACAAGGACCAGAACTCTTTATGCCCGGTAATTCAGGGCAAATGTTAAATACTGGTCAAACCCAAGATTTATTAGGTGGTAGAGTAGTGTTAAAAGATGTGTCAATAGGAATTGATTCTTTCGGAGGTATTGCATGATAAAGGTTCGACCTAATAGGTTCTTTTTAAAGAATACTCCCGCTTCAGGGTCTATCCTTCCTTTGATATCAGAAATGCCTGATTTACCTATAGCTGCAACTTCACAAATATTAGATTTTTCAACTGGAGATATAAATAAAAGCTACGTGGTCTCTGGTAATATTAACAACGAACTAACTGCTGGTAGGTATGATTTAATAGGGGGATATTTACGAATGTTTGCTAGTGGAGCAGATGTGAGTACTGCGGGTCAACCTGCTTCTTTATCGATGTATGTTTTTAAAGATGATATTGAAATAAAAGAGGGAGGAATTACCCCAGCCAGTGCTGCTGATGTTGGTGCTATCTATAGTAATACTTACCCTGAAGGAGGAATTACATATTCAATAGAAGATTTTGATGGAGAAGGAGATTCTTTAAATTATAGTCCTGCCGCCATACAAGGTTATATGGGTAGTGACCCTTTTATATGGTATGATGACGCTGTAGATATACATGCGAGAAAAGCTTCTGTCACTAGGAATAGAGCTAAAAAGGACCTTAAACCTTACAGAACATTTGACCCTCGTGACCAACATCTAAGTATGTCAGATGGGAGTACGTCTGTGACATTAAATAACAATAACAATGTAATAGGTGGAGGACAAGCCGCCCCTGATTACTCTAAGAGTATGGGAGGTTTAGGGCGTCGAGGTGGAGGTATAGCAAGAATTTATTTAACCAAAGAAGCCTCACAAACATATTCGTCCGCGCTGTCCACCGACTCCAGCGCCCGCACCATCACATGGCACCCTAAAGTAAGAAAAGAAGATGGTAGTATCAAACAATCTAAACATATTCAATTTTCTGGGGAGTATAACAGAACCGACCGTCACCAGATTACAGATTGGATTCAATACGGGTCTATGCACCCACTACCTGAGGGGGACGACAGTGAAGCTCGTCAGACTAACAACAATACAATATTTAATGAAATTTTTTCTTCGCGTTTAGTACACAATCCATGGAACGCAGATGCAACTAATCCGTTAGTGTATTCATTACTCAATTTATCTAAAACTGAAGGGCAGGGATTTGGTAACGCTGCTCGTTTCTATCATAGCTGGGATTTTGCTAGTGGCTCACAAGGAGCGTCTGGTGGTAAAACAGCTATTGAAGTAGAATATGGAAGAAGTGCTGACGTAAATGGTCAAACCGCTAGAGCTTCTATTTATAATATTCCTATACCTTTAATTACAGATTGCGGCCACGATAGTGATAATAGCTACGCTGTAAGTGATAGGCGTACATATTTCCCTGAGATATCTATGGATATGCGTATAGATAAACTAGGAGCTACTCCTTTATATGGTGTTAGTACGCACACTTCAAAATATACTGAAGGAGGAGACGCTATGGTTTATGGTTTAGCTGCGGGAGCTACTGTAAACGCACGTGCACAAGCAGCTACAATAGACCCTACAGATTATACTAATGACAAATGTGAAAGTCTGTTACGCAGTGTAGTCATTACTTTTTCTAATTATACACCAACAGATGTGAGTACGAGTGCTAATATTACTCTTGACGAATTTCTTAATTATGGTTTAAATAATTTCTATATAAAACAACAAACAAAGCATGGTATAGTTGGGGGGCTCATGTTTAGGACATATGGAAGTATATATAATGATACTGGTGCAGCCGATGCAGCAAACACTGGACAATCTTATCCTTCTCTGGATACCAATACCATTTATGCACAAGCTCTCCCTGTAATGCCTAAAAATGATTTAAGTGGTAAAAGTGTAGGAGATGGTAAACTTTTTGAAAATGGCGGTTTTATTCGACTTTGTACAGGAAAGTATGACGATGGAGTTTTTACAGATGCCTCATGTGATTTAACAACTGACAGTGTTAGTGTTACACACACCGCTAATACAAGTATAAAAGCAGGACAAACAGTGGAAAGTACATATTTACCTTCTGGAACTAAAATTGCATCAATCACATCTAGTACGGCTTTTAAATTAACGCAACCAGCCACAGCTACGAGAGTGAATGAAACTCTAACATTCCGCACTGATGAAAAGGGAGGTGTAAGTGCTGCTGTTACTGGAGATGATTACTTACTTCGTTTGGGAGTTGATAGTTGGATAGATGCGTATCAAAGTCAATTAGGTACAGATGCTACTGAACTATGGGCAGGTCCTCCTTTATGGCAAAAATTACCTTTTAATTCTTTCTTTAAATTACGTTTATTTTGGGATGTATTAGCTTGTAATTCCGATGCTTCTTTTAGTAATATCCCTTATTCTAAATTAAATGCTAGTTCTCCTACTAATGAATATGCTTCACAGGGTCCTATTTGTAGAGCTATGTTTGAAGTTGAAGGAGGAGGAACTGACCCAGAATTATCAAGTACTGAAGAATATCCATTTATAGATATTCCTTTCCCATGCAATCCACTAGATGATACTCAATCAGTGTCACAATATGTATCAAAAACAAAATTCTGGTGTCCTTTGGATAATGAAACTGGGGAACTTAATGCTACCTTAGATGAAGATGATGCTGCAAAATTATTTCCAAAGCATATGATAATATGGGTAAATAATTATAGATATATTGTTGGTAGTGCCAACACAAGGCGTGAAACAGAAATACTTAATGGTCAAGATGACGATTATTATTATTATGGAGATGTTTCTCCTGATGGTTCTACACAGGAAACTGAGTTATATATAGATAACATTACAATTAAAGATTTTACCCCTAAAATCAACAACCATACTGCAACTAATGGAAGAGTTTCTCCGTGGACTATTGCCCCTTCTAGTGTTGAATCTCCTTTATACAATATTACAGGTTCTGGTAGTGGGAACGAAAATCATCGACGTTTAATTTCTTTTAACGCAGTTTCAGGAACTAATGCAGGGGGAACGAATGCAGCCAGTTATCGAACGTTACATCCATCCAATCAAGTAATAATGGGATGGGATGATAAAAGTGGTAATAATGCGAATTATATGTTTTTTGGGGATTTTTCTACTCTTGATTTTAATGGATTAAATTATTTTAATTATCCTTTCTGGACTAATTTTAGCAATGGAGGTTTTATCAGTATGGCTGATAACGTTGTAACTAATGATGTTAATAAATTAGGTCACCAATTTATGGGAGCTCATTATATTAGTGGTGCTGTAGAAGTACAGTATGGTGAGATGGTTGGTAGTTATAATAATTTATCTGGTGCGTCATATGAGATAACAGATGCGGGTACTGTAGCTGGTAATAAAATGACTATTGCTTCAGGCTCTAATAGTTTTATGTCTACAGATGCTTTTACTCAAAAAGGATTTGCTTATGTGAGTGTATCTGGTAGTGCGGGGAATGATACTGCTGTAGATTATGGTAATTGGGGTAAACGTGAGCACGCAGGTGCGTCTGTTAAAATTACAGGGGTTCCCAGAGCTGGTAACGGATTGGCAGACAATCAAATCCAAGTAGCTGACCCTTCTATATTTAATGAATTCTCAGATGATGAGTATATTATTTATAGAGCTCATGCTTCAGACAATAATAATCATCGTTTAACAGGAATAAAATTAGCAGAAACAGGCTCTATAGTAGGTAATACCATTACCTTTAATAAAAAAGTAACTACGTCTACTGGTGGTAAACCATATATGCAAAGAAAGTTTTGGAACGAATTATATATTTCTCCTTATAAATACTGGGTAACTATGACTTATCCTACGAACGCGTCATATGGTGCAAGTAATAATCAATTACCAGCTTCCCGCAGCTATTCAAGTATTTTTAAAGTTGATACTACTCCAACAACTGCTCACACAGGGACAACTTTCAATGAAAATATATACAGTTATGATACTACTGCTACAGGTACCGTAGGGCGCTCCGCAATGTCTCATAATGTATGGGATTTTGAATTTGATGAGGAAGCTAGTGTGTTTGAGTTAGGGCAAGATTGGGGATATGGCCCTTATGACATAGATACTTCTACAGGTGGAGAGGTAGATGTGAAAGGAGTTCTTTCGGGTAATTATGTTGATTTTGATTTAAGTGGTCCTATTGATACTCAGACTATTACTGATGAACAGAGTTTCCTTCTATTTTGTAGAATGGATGGAAAAATGAACAATAGTGGAGTAGATTTATATAGTCCTGTATCAAGCGATATATATAGAACTCCTCGTTTTTACTGGCAATATATAGATTTACCTCCAGTAATAGGAAATTTAGATGTAAAACCTGCTTTTGATTTATTGGAATCAGATGTGAATCTTTATGATTTAACTACTGAAGACTTAAATGCTGTTAAATTTACATGGGATGAACAAGAAGAGGATGTGTGGTATAGGTATATGATAGTAGGGACTGGTAGTATTGCTAATAAATACCATGGAGCTAGATTGTGGATGCCTCTTAATGAAGAACCTCCTAACCAGAATATGAAAAGTTTTGTAACTTCTCATTATGTTTATGATGTAGTAAGTGGAACTAGCACCACTTTAGCTAATGCTGCTGGGATAGAAAATCAACCTTTGGGTATTGTAGCAGCTAATGGTTATGAAAGTGCTTTAACTTGTGATTTAACAGGTATTTCAGGATGGGCACCTACCTTTAGTCCGGATACTGTAGGACAATATGCCACTTTACTTAGTGGAGGTAATTTTTCATTTCCGTTTGGTTCTGCTGCGGAAACTCAAAAATTCAGCGTTATGGCGCACTGTACTCCAGTAAGCGGTACAAGCCAACAATGGCAATTTATATTTTCTAAAGGAGTTGATGCTAATAATGGTTCTCCAGTGCGAACTGGTTTATCTATGCAAATTAGTGGAAGTAGTACGCCTTATGTGCAGGTATGTCATGCAGGAACTTTCTTAACATCTTCTACACCTATACCAAATGATGGTAGTGCGGTTAATATTATTTATACTTATAATAGTGGAAGCGCCACAGGACCTGATGCTAAATTATATGTTGACGGGGTATTAGAAGCTTATGCAGATACAATGCCAGCTTTACCTACTACCGATACTGATTTATTTATAGGCACTGCAAGAAACCAAGCTAGTAGTGCTATTTGGTCTTATACCTCTAATGGTGCTGCTGATGGAAGTAGAACACCTGATACCTATGATGGAGGCC